TTGGAGCACCGCCACGTTTCAGTTGCAGCATCATCAATTGACGTTGCATCTGGGTTACCTTCAACAGCGTGCTTGGCACCGATACCAGCCGGATCTGCTTGGCAAACCAGCGCGCCCGCGTCAATTGGTTGTAATGCGATGGTTCTTCGGGAAAATTGCCGTTGATCATCTCGTCGGGCATATGACTCGGAACCAGATCGTCTGGATTAAAGTCAAAAATCTCCCGGGCAATGCTGTCTGGCCCCACATACTCCATGATTCTCTTGACGTTGAACCATTGCAGAATCAGGAATTTCATGCGGTAGCCAACCGCCTTGTTGCCTTTTTCAATACGCGCCGCAATCCCCTTTGCAATCGGGCCAATGGACTCCAGCATCTTGTCGGCCGTGTCGTTGGCAATGTTCATCTTCATGTTCTGAAGATTGCCAAGATCCGTCAGCCCCAGCTGCGACTGCTTGCACTCCTTCAGGTACTTCAAAAACGTAAAATGCTCCGAGCTAACACGAACTTCCTCGGGAAGAATCGACTGAAGAATGTCTCTCGGCTTGCCGTCCACGCCGTAGCGCACGTCCTGCTCAAAGATGTCAAAATGCTCAATCTTTGCGCCACCCGTGGCTGTGTGGTCATAACCGATCGGTGGGTTCAACGTAATCGTGATTACGTCGTCCATCTTGCGCTCGATTTTGCGCGTCGTTGTTTCAATCGATGCCACATCACCTACCAAAGAACGTCCCAGAGGCTCCCATGCCCAATCATCCACGGTGTACTGAATCACCGGGATCTTGCCATCCCAATCAAAGCTCGGTCCGTCGTACATGGGCCGATCGAGTCCATTGGAAGTAATGATGAGCCGCAGATTCGGATACACGCGGCAATCTTCCACCGTCGCCGGTCGCATGTACGCCAGACCGTTACGCATGCCGCCAAAAATCATTTGGCCAACATAGGGAACTTTGTAGAACCAACTGGTACCAACATCGCCCATTGGCAATTCATAACCGGTACTGTTGATTCGCAGGTCGCGAACAAACGTGTAGCGAATCTCGCAATAAAGGTTGCCAAAACTCCGGTTTGGGCCACCATAGCGGAAGCGCTCGGCGTAATCCATCCGCCGCGCTTGAACCTGTGTTTTGTAACTGCGTGGTCCAACCGTCTGCAGTTGTCCCTGGAAAAGCGGGAAACGGCCATGAGCTTCGGCGATCGGCATGTAATCGTAGACTGTGACGGCGTAAGCATCCTGCACATCGTTGCTACGAGGAATCTGGACAGGGACTACGTCCAGCAAGCCCAACGCATCGAACACCATCTTGCGTTCGCCATAACCGTATTCGTCCGCACGCACCTTAGGCCACAGATAACCAATACCGGTAACGCTGGCATACTGCAAAACTTTCAAAATCTGGAAAGGAAAATCGGATTCCAGATAGATGCTCTTCGATACTTTGGTCAGCATCTCCGACATTTGCTTATATGCAGGGATGTCCGACCCATATCCGGCAATTTCGCGCACTTCGGAAAGAGTTTCGCAGAACTTGCGGATGTCGTATTTCAGCTCATTGGTGACAAGGGTTGACCGCGACTTATCTCTGAAGATGGCATCGAAAATGCGCATATTCGTGCCCAGGTTCTTGTAGCATGTCTGCCCTTCAAGAAACCCTTCACCTTCTTCGATTTGTTCCTCGACCCATCCAGCACGCGAACTCGGCGAGGATTCAAACTTTGGGCATTGCCACTCTACAGTTTCCAGTTCCACGCATTGCTCATTTCCTCCTCGGTGAGTTATTGAGCTATTGCGCATAGTAGGCAAATTTCGCCTACACGTCTACGCTAATTTCACATAGCGTAAGTTATGCGTAACCTATCTTCCTTTCTCATACGCTTCTGCGTGCAGATAGCTTTCGCGGCGCATCCGTGTTTTGTCTGGCCGCGCTCCATAAGATTCCAAGTGCTGGCGCAGAAAATCGCGGTTCAAATTATTTCGTGCATTTGCCATCTGGTGCCGCATGTAGCTGCGCAAGTTGTCGCGGATTGGTCCTTCGATCATCTCCCGCTGTTCATCTTCCATCTGGTACTTGTAGGCTTCCCACTGACGCATCCGTTCCGACCAAATTTCCGCTTCATGCGCAGTGTTACAGACAATCTTTTCGAAACCATCTGGTGCCGGAAAATGTTCAGGAAGTCCCATGCGAATTTCGCCGCGAGTCCCATCGTGCCAAAACACAATTTTGGTTGTCAGTTGTGCGTTCAATCGAGTCCTCCCACAGACACCATGTTGGAAGAGCACACCGCTTTGCTTAACGGCGGGGCTTTTTCCGTTGGCAATGCATAGCGCTTTTGCGATCTATCCGCAAGAATGTCGAAATCATGCGCGGTGAAGAAAGATTGCGCCGCCGCACGCACGCGATCATCATGTTGACCGCTGCGATGCTCCAACTTGGAAATTCTGCCGGCTGCTGCATGCCGTTCCAGCGTTTTCAACTCTTCAATCAGCCATCTGGATGTCGGGCGATACCAGCCGCCGTTCACAGCTTCCGTAAAGCGCGTCATCAAGATAGGCACGCTCCATACGTTGGAATACCAGCCCTGTTTTTTACCCGAATCATCTTTGATCTTCTTGCTGTCGTAGCGACGTGGCACGTGATGCCAATGGAAGCCCATCAGCTTCAACTGGTGCTGGCATGTATCGCCAGGTCTTCCGATCTGCTCCACGCAAAATTTCACGCCACGCGGATCTTTTGCATTTTCGCCATACCAGGCAGCGATGCAAGCTGCAAATCCGACAACTTGTGCAGAGTTGATTCGGTTCGATACCAGCTCAGCCACCTGGTAATCGTACTCATCCCCAAAGCGATTGCGCGTCACCGATACGCAGGTTCGATCTTCGTCTTCTTTGCCCAGTCCATCGGCCGTATCAATGCCGCAACTGTAGGTGTATCCAGGGTTGGGTTCTTCATATACCAGCAGCTTGTCGAAGGTTTCCAGTTCCACATCTTCGTCGATCGGAAGCAACGGGACCAAAACCCAGTCGTAGCGCTGGCCGCGATCCGATTTCCATGTCACGCGGATATGTGCTTTGTCGTAATCAATCAATTGCTCTAGTGGCTCAAAACCATCGTCGATGGAATCGCCGGTGATGGCATAGGCCTGCACCGGATTCTTCCTTTCCTTGGTGCCACCCTGTACTTCGTAGATGTGATCTTCGATGTCCTGAATCGTTTCCACATCAAACACGCTGTCATGCACACCTGTCAGCGCTTCATAGTCGTCAGCTGGCATCTGCGCAAGCCAAATCTTCTGGCTATGGTTTTTGCAGGATTTGGCGTAATTGAACTCCCAGAACCACTGCTGCTCCAGCGGCATCCGCCAATCTCTTCCTGCAATGCGTGACAAAAACGGCGTATTGCGAATGTAGGATTCCGCGCGAATCACATGCTTGCGCGTGACTTCCATACGCTTTTTGTAAAAGTCTTCTGGAACTGGGAACTGACGAATCCATGCTTCTTCCGGGTAAAGATCCGTTGCCATCGCCCAAGGAATAAATACGGGGCAAAGATCATGAAGCCCTTTGGGGAAGTCTTCCTTCGCTGCACGCCACGTCTCGGCCAACCAGCCGGTGTTTCCACCACCAGTGCCTTCAAACACCATGAAGAGATTGGGAGTAGCGTGTGTAGCGCGCAACAGGCCTTCCTCGATCACCTTTTTCGGCTTGGGGATATCGGCCAGTTCGCTCAGATGAATGCAGGTCGGCGTCCAGCCTTGTGCAATACCGGTTGCCTGCATACCAGATTGAATAGAGAGGACCGATCCGTTATCGAAAGCACCTTTTGGAAGACGCCGCGGCACCAGCCACCAGGGGCATTGGTTGTAAGCAATGTCCAAGATGCGGCCGATCAGCTCGGATTTATCCGACTGCACCGAGGCCATCACGGCCTGAGTGTGCGGGATGAACAGCATTCTTTGAAGAAACTTCAGAGCGGTTTTTGTGGTGATGCCCACCTGCCGCGCTTTCAAAATCAAAAGGCGAATAGCAACTTGCTTTTCGTCGAAATCGGCAATCACGGAATCGAAAACTTCTTGTGATTTCCGGTTTTTGAATTTGAAAATCTCGCCGCCTTCGTTGCAGACGTAGGCGTAGCAATCGTCGAAGTAGCTGCTATCGAGGGCGCACATCACCTGCTCGTTCTCCACCCACCGCCAGATTTCTTTTCGGCGTTTTTCTGTAATGGAGCGAACGAGAGAGATGTAGGAAGAGCGTGAGTTTGATTCGATTTTTACGATGGAATCGATGTAGTGCTTGAATTCTTCCACCTGGGCAAACGTATGAGGGGTAGGCATCCACCCCTCACGCGCGGCGAACTTGTCCAGGTTCTGAACGATAATCTTTTCGGAATACATCAGCCCTCATGAGCTAGCCCTTGACGGCGATCGTCTTGCTGGCTCTCTTACCGAGCTTTTTGACACGCGGCGTCATTTTCTTCGTTTCGCACAGCTTGCTTGAAACGCGCTTTGATTTTGCCATGACGTTCCTCCTTGGAACTTACGATCCCGACAACAGTTTGTTGCGGGAGGGTTGCAATAGGCCGGAAAACAGAAATGGCCCAAGGCCATTTCTGGTCCTGAGCCATTGCTTGTTCCCGCTTGAGCGAGGGGCATGTGTCTCGGTAATTGCTTTACATTTATACCGAATTACATCTTGCGTCAAGCGTAACTTTTAGTTCTCCGAGCGTAACTGTCGGATCGGCACAAGCTTCTGCAACGTTTCGCTTGGTGAGGGGAAGAGTTCGTCAATGTCGCTATCGCCATCAAAAACAGCCTTTTCATCGGGTTCTTCCTCTTCCTTGCTTCCACTAGGTCCGAAAACTGCTTTGCCGATAAACGTCGGGCCTTTAGGTGTGGGGAGGAAGCCAAGCGCCTGGTGGATCATCGTGCGATCTTTCTCGCCACCAGCCAACTTGGCAAACTCGATGGTCTTTTTCATAATCATCGGATGAGAGCTGAGCGCAATCACCTTCACCGCATTCACAGAAGAAGCCTGGAGCGCAAACAAGATGGCGCCAGTTAATCGTTGCAGATCGATTTTGGCGGAATAGGCAATAGCTTCCCAAGGCAACATCTTGCGATCGCCTATCGGGAGAGAGTCATATTTCTCCAGAAAAGTCGCAATCACTTCATCCTGAGCGCAAAAACGCATGGCGTTTAAAACAGTCTTCAAGCCGCCTTCGGCATTTTCAAACAGTGGGGTGATCTCCGGCAGGGACGC